TTTCATCATCAAAGCGGTTAACGCAAACTTGAATCGCTTTTGCCTTGTCACCGAAAATGCCATAGGCACGGATGATGTGGACCAGACGACGGGTGCTGATGATTTCCTCAATACCCCCATCAAAGAAGGTCTTGCGAATGATGTCTGCCCAATCAACTAGTTTGGTCACAAACTGTTCATCTTCACAAAGTTTAGCAAGAATCTTTGCTTCAGTAGAAGGAGTTGGATATGCTTGCTCAAAGGTTACTGGGAATCGCTCAAGGAAGGCTTCGTTGAGCACATTAGTACCAATGAATCGTCCATCGTCAGAACCTTTACCTTTAGTGTTTGCGGTTGCGAATACGTTGAAACCTTCTGCGGGCGCAACCCACTTACCAATTTTCTTGAGGAATACTCCTTTCCCCTCAAGAATTGATTGAAGGCAGAGAATTTTGTTGGAGGCAAGGTCAATTTCGTCAAGGAGCAATACTGCACCTCGTTGAAGTGCTTCAATGACTGGTCCATTGTGCCAGATGGTTTCGCCATTAACAAGACGAAATCCACCAATGAGGTCATCTTCATCTGTTTCAATAGTAATGTTTACACGGATGAGTTCCCGTCCGAGTTGAGCACATGCTTGTTCGATTGAAAACGTTTTACCATTACCCGACAGACCTGTAATAAATGTAGGATAAAATAGACGGGATTTAATAATTTTTTTAAGGTCACCAAAATTGCCAAACTGGACGAAGGTATCATCTTTTTGGGGGATAAGGTTTTGCTCAACCGCAGGTATTGCTGCAGGAGCAGTATAAGACACTTCCAATTCTTGAACTGCCTCCTTTGTTACTTCAAGATTCCACTTTCCATGACCAACTTTATATTCAGCAAGTTTGTTGGTTACAGTTTGATAGGAAACATCATTCATGGCACACCAGGCACGGATGTCTCCAGATGCAACTTGATTTCCATAGGTGGACTGGAGAGAGGTGCGGATGTAGTCAGAGGAATAGGACATGATGTAGTGGTGTCATTTGAACTCTCATATTATACACACAAAAAAGGGCACCGACAGGTGCCCAGTGGACAGTTTGAAAAGTGGTTCACTTATCCCCACTAATGTCCTTATACTTGGTTCCACCTGGTCTATCAAATTGTCCACCCAGACGAGCACTAGGAACTACATGTTTACCAACCTTTTTTACCTCATCATTGGGACCATAGTCAGATCTCTTTACAGTATTAGAAGCTGCGGTTCTTAATGCTCTCACACCAGGAATCGCATCAATTGGTTTTTTTGGTGGTCCAACAATTCCAACTTCCTCAATAATACTCTGTCTCCACTCTTCACTCATGTTAGCCATAATAACGAGTGCTGCCTCTTCAGTGTCGGCATAACCTTCATCAATTAGATGACCCTTGACAATATCGAAAGAGTCTTTTGTCTCTCTTAAAGCATCCTGAACAGTTCTTACTGCTCCACCAAAGTTTCCACTAGTGGCTTGATCAAAAGCAGTTCCAGCAGTTTTCTCACCTTTTCTCCTCCCAAAATATCCACCGAGAGGACCTGCCTTACCTCTTCCCAGCTGAGCGCCAACTTCACCACCAGCATTGACGACCGTTGGTCTAACTGCATTGACGACCGTTGGTCTAACTGCATCTAAAAGAGGATTTTCATTCAAGTTTTCCTCTTTCTCCTCATAAATTGATTTATATAGATTTGCAATATCTGTTACTTGTTTGTTATTCATTGGTCTTCTTGGTTGTCGGTTAATAGATAGTTTTCTAATTCGGAAACAAGTCTGGTTCTACTATGGCGTCGATCTAATTCAATACCAACAGTTCTACCATATTCTTCCAATTCACGTTTTGACATGTCATGAAATGATACATCAGATTCATATGGAAAAAGTTCGACAGATTCTTCTTCAACTTCCTCCTCAGACTCTTCTCCTACTACTTCCTCAACCACAGGTTCAACCACAGGTTCAGGAGCAGGAGCAGGTACTGGGGTAGAGGCAGGCGCTGTTGGTTTTTTGCCCGACAACAAATCTCCAAATCTAGACATCGAATTTTACCTAAATCTATATTCTTATTTATCAAACGACGAGTTCAATAAACTCACTAAGAACCTTTTTGTTCATTTTTTTACCACGAAGACTCTTCACAAATGCAGTCTTAATCTGCGTTTTAGTTGCATCATCAGAAACAGTAAACTCAGAATTTTGAGAAAGTGCATTTGCCGAAAGACCAAAATAGGTGTGATAACCAGAAGTCTTGATAGAGAATGCTTTTGTTTTTTTCCATGCCCCTACCATCTTGTCATATTGATCACCCCAATATCCAGTATAACGACGAATGAATGAATTTGCATCACGAGATTCAAGAACACGAATACCAATAAAGTTGATGTCTTTAAATGTTTGCTTGAGATCTTCAAGAAGCAAATCTGTGAATGAATACCACTCTGGAGAGATTGAATATGTATGTCCAGTTTTACGATTTCTGAGAATGCAACTGGATCCAATTGATGCCGTGCCCAGAAATGGTTCATCTTCCCAACGACGCTTAACTTCACGATGATATTTCAAAATTGCACCTTCACCATCAGAAAGAACAATACATTGTACCTTTTGAAGTTTGTGTTCTTTCTTAAAACTGGGAAGAATCTGATGTAATGCAATCATAGATTCATTCAGTGGAGTTCCGGAGAGACTCATTCCTGTAGGAACTGGTGTTCCTCCATACATTTTAAATGATGATGCAATTCGAAAAATATTCTTCATCTGCTGCTCAAGAGTTTTTGCATTGACTTTACTAGTCAAAATATTGATCATAGAAAACCATTCGTTAATATGCAAAGAACCTGCTTTTTTCTTATATGCACCCTGACGAAGAATTGCTTTACCATCCTCATCATATTGCATGATCGGATAATCATTAGTAAAAGTATAAACATCAAAAGGAATATTGACCTTTCTACAAAACCAAATCAAATTATAAAGTTGCTTGACAGTGTCCAACATCACATCACCCATAGATCCAGACCAGTCAAGAATAAACACCAGACCGTGATTCTTGCCGTCAGCAAGGGTAGTAACTTTCTTGAAGAGGTCTTCGTTGTACTTGTAAGTGTGAAGTTTGGAGCAGTCCAGAACACCAGTGCGGGCGGTAGTGGCACGGGCATAAGAATCTGCTGCCTTACGGCACTCAAACTCTTTCACCAGATAATTGACCTCTTTTTGAGCAGAGCGCTTAAAATCAATATACATCCTATCAGCATAACCAAAAATAGATTCTGGTGTACATCCACTTTCAATGAAACCATTCCATTCACGCTCACAACGATCATGAATCTCCCGATTAGGAACAACAATGTTCTTCAAATCTAGTTCAGGAATTTCAAGATACACACTCTCAAAACTCTGTTGATCAACAAGATCTTTTAAAGCATCTTCAAGAGATTTTGCAGTTTTAACTTCCAAATCACCACCACCAGATTCGTTTGATGGTTTTTCTTGCTCTGCCGTGCCGCCATGAGATTCGCCATCTTCAGGTTCTTCAGAATCAAACTCACCCTCTTCAGATTCTTGACTATCACCACTCATGTTTCCACCAGGTTGTGGTTGACTATTGGGTGCCACATTGGGAAGTTCTTCTTTCTGCTTCTCTTGCTCACGGCAGTATTCATCAACAACCTTAGATACCTCAAGAACATCATCAAAGGTTTCACAATCTTGAACCATCTTGAGAATACCTTTCTCATAATCGGTGAAAGGAACATCCACAAAACTACCAATCTTTGCAAACAGATTGATCCGATCTGCAAGATTGTATGTGGACATATCGTCCTCACCGACTGCAAAGAAGTCCTCATCGGCAAGTTCGTGATACCCGTTGTAGAAGGTCTTGGAGAGACCTGCATAACGACGCTTCATCATCTTCTCAATGCGAACATCTTCCACGACATTCACAATGGCAGGTGAGATCTTGTGTTCCTTTAACCAATCTCTATCTGGTGTATAGAGTGCATGACCAACCTCATGACCCACCAGAAGGTCATAGACGGTGTTGCTTGCTCGCTCCCACATGGGCAGCGTCAGAACACGAGTGTGGACATTGAACTGTGCAGTCTCCACTTTCTTGTGCTCTACCACAAGGTCCTCAGTGGCAAGGAGTTTAGCAAGTTGGGACTTGATTTCGTGGCGAACGGTCATTGCTCTGTTGCGTATGAACGTATTATACAAAAGAACCCCGCCTTTTGGGCGAGGTCATGTGACGCTTTTTGAATTGGCGCAATGCTTCACGCCGTGCTCTCATTGCTTGCGGTTTCAGTTTCCGCTTCTGCTCCTTCTTGGAGTGGTGTTGCCAATTTGGAGTGTTCATTGTCCCCTAACGTATGGTTCCATTATACTAAAAAAGAGGTCCGAAGACCTCCCAGTGGACAGTTATGAAAGTGGATTCACAACTCCCTATCAATTTGTCTACCACTCTTACTCTTGCCAGATTCCAAATTAGTAACTCTTCCTGCTGGTCTATATCCTTTAGACAAAGCGTTACCTCCATAACCACCAGGATTAATCATATAATATGGAACAACCTTATCACCAACCTGAACTGGTTTGGCGTTATGCTGATAATCCATTCTATGAAGAGTATTAGAAGCTGCTGTTCTTAATGCTCTCACACCAGGAATTTTATCAATTGCTTTTTTTGGTACACCTACAAGACCATAGTGTGGTCCACGTTCCTCAA